AGGATCATCTTCTACGAATGCTACGATATCAGATGATGCAGTTCCATCAGGGAAATGTGAACTAAAAACAACGTCTCCGCTGCTATTAGTAAACTTACATCCCCTAAAGATACCTAGTGCTTCGTCACCAGCACCTGCTACTAAAATAGTACCAGTATTTAGCATCTTAACTAAATCGCCTGAAAAAATATTCCCTGAAGCTCCTGTAGCAATTACATATTCTGTCATTCCGCCATTAGCGATTCCAGAACCTAATTTTCCTACAAGTCTTGCTCCAAATGGGGCATCTTTGTTAGCCATAATAAGTTACCTATATTATTTAAAATTAAAAAAAATGATGATCAACTACGTTGACCACCGCCAAAAGTTACTTTGCTTGATCTCTCCGGGTTCAAGATTGGAGAGTTTGGATCTGATTCCCTTAATAGATCATTGTCTACAGCATCTTGCTGTGTAAGCGCACGATTTTCAAAGTAGGAGTTTCTTTCTTCGCGCGTTTCATTAGGAATCTTAGCCAGTAGCAAACCGCCAACTGAAACTACTCCTGCGTGTTTACCGTCGTCTAAGGTAGGAAGTTCAAATCCATCTAACTCTTCAGCTCTAACAAGATCGAAACCTTCTCTTAGCCTTGATGTTACATTTTTTCTATCTTCGCTGCCTGCGAGTTCAGCTCTAATCCACCTGTAAGTATAACCTTCAGGGTCAGGAGGAGTATCCAACATTGATGGTGGACTCCATGGTTTGCGAGCAACTTTTTTAGCTCGAGTGTCGGCAGAACGCGAGGTTCTGTTTAAATCTTTTTTATCTTCTGTCATAGTTTTACCTTTTAACGTATTTAGCGTACTCACCTAGAGGTACGTTTAATCTTTTAGCCATTTGAACTTCAGATGGAGACAATTTTACCTGTCTTTTATTTGAGCCAGTATTACCAGCTACTCTACCTGCTGAAGCCACCTTTTGTTGAGGCTTAGATTTAACAGAAGATTCATCAAACTTCTGCGGGAACTCTTCACGAATTCTCTTATCTACCTCACTATAGTACTCTTCCGAACCAAGGTCAAACCCTTCATTTTCTAATTGTTTGTTGATTGCCATAGCACCCATAGTCATTACTTCGTCTTGACCAAACCAATCGTTGCTATCAACCCACTCTTTATCTTTTCCAACTAACTCTGGGACAACGGTTTGTTGTGTTTGATTTTGCAGGGCCTGGTTAGGATAGTAATTTTGATAGTTTGCTCGTTGCTCTTCTTGTTGTTGAATTACAACTTTTGAATCAGATACTTTATTTTCTTCTACAGCTATTTTCCCAAGAACGTCTTGTGCTTTTGCAACTCTGTCATAGTCTGCAACTTCATGAGCATTTTTTAATGCTGCTAATGCTTGAGCTTTTTGAGATTTTAATCTGCTTTCTGCCTCTTGTAGATATGATTTATCTAAAGCAGAGGATCTGGTTTTTAATTGTTGGTTTTCTTCTGCAATTCTTTTTGCATATTCATAAGCAGATTCTTGACCTCTTTCAGCCTCTCTTAGCTTACGAGTAAGATTTCCAATTCTTTTTTTAACTTTTTCAGAATAATCTTCTAACTCTTCGGCAGATTTTTCTTCTGGTTCTTGTGAAACATCTTCAATAGCTTTTTCAGCTTCTTTATCAGATTCTTCTGGTGTTACAACATCCGCTATTTTACCGCTAGGCTTTTCTTCAGGTAGGTCTACTTCAACAACCTCTCCCTCATCTACTAGCTCTTCTTGTTTTGCTTCTTCATTCATTTTTACTCCTTATACTGCAAGAATATCATCAGGATCTAATATGGTGGCTATTACTTCATCATCATTAATGATTCTGCATTCAGATTCATCTCCGAGTTTAAAACGAGCGCCAGCATATCTGCCGATTAATACCCATTGTTTTTCCTGACACCAAGACTCAGTAAATTTACTGGAATCTTTATAGCAATCAGGACCCATTTTAACGACATACCCCACAACAGTTGCTAAAGATTCTCTATCAACTTGTGATTGTACTAGGTGTATTCCACCTTCAGTTACTGCTTTTCCTTTATACGGAAGAATAAGTATCCTCCAACCAGTCGGTTGAGGCATTCTTTCTAAAACTGATTTGTCTAGAAGAGTTGGATCTAAAACTCTGGCTTCTTGTTCTACATAAGGATTAATTGGTTCAACCGTAGAGTTTTTTTCTGTTTTTGGATTTTTTGTTTCTGGAGTCTTGTCTTTTTCTATTGCTTGTGCAACATGTTCAGGTATGTGTATCTTCGACATCTTCTTGTATTTTTCCTAGCAGTTCTCTAAATGAATTTTCTGTGTCAACTAGAGAACTGTAACGTCCACACAGATACTGATATTGCGCAAAATCTTTAGTGCCAGCTAAAATTACGTCTTTAACGCTTTCTTTTTGGGCCTCAATCTCTTTTAGAAATTTTTGGCTTATCCAAACTACCGACACCTAATAAACACCAGAAAACTTGCCGCCGTATTCAGCAGCGCCCATACCTCTAGCTTTACCTTTCCCCATTCCAGGTTTAGGTGAAGTATTGGCATCAAAAGTACCTGCATCTGTTTTAAGAGGCACAGAACCTTTGTTACTGTAAGGGTTTTTATTTTTCATTACAGTAGGAGTTTTTTGTTGATTAATATCAGTTCTTTTTATCATGTTCTTAATTATTCAGTACAAATAAATTATTTGCAAGTTTTTATTTACCTTGCCCTCGGTATTTTTTTTTAGTTTTTCTTTTATTAGTACCCGCTCCCCTGCTTAGAGCGCTGTTACCTATGGAAGTTTTTTTCTTTATACCTTGAACTTTATGTACGTTAAAAGTTTTAGCCACTATTGTTATTTGTTTCTTTGGTCTAATATTTTAAACTTTGCTTGTTGTTCTAACCTAGCCCTGGCTGTTTCATCTCTTAGTTCTGCAATATCTTCTTGAGCATCAATTCTTTCTCTATCAACATTAATTCTTTGTTGAGCTTCTTCTTTCTTTCTTTGCTCTTGAGTTAAGAACTGTTGTTGTTCTATAGAAAGTTCTTGACCTTTTAAAGCAAGTTCTTGTTTTCTAATTGCAACTAAAGGATCTTCATCTTGAGGTGATGCAACATTTTGATTGTACTCAACTAACAATTCAGCAAGTATTGGTGCTGAAAATTGTGCCAATAAATCACCTGATTGCAAAGATAAATTTTGTGCTTCTTCTGGAGATGCTTGTTGAGCTTGTTGTTGCAATTGTTGAAACTGTTGCATAACTTCTGGTGGCATTTGTTGTTCACCAAGAATGTCAGCTTTCATTTGTAAATGTTGCATGATATGAGAATGTATCAAAGCTTGAACTTGAGCATTCATTTGCACCGGAGGTGTGTTTAACAAAGACATGTGAATCGAAATATGTGCATCATGATTTTGTTGTGGGAATGCTTGAGCTTGTTGTCCTAATAATAATTGATTATTTTCAAAGCCAGCTTCCAAAGGAAGAGGATCTGTAGGGGGTGGAGGTGTTAATATTTGCTCTACATTATCTACGCCTATTGCAGCGTACATCCTTTTGTAAGCTTCATATGTACCGTTAGGCCCATGCACTTGCGGATTGGATTGCACCAATTGCATCATTTCTTGTGCCATAGCAATTCTTTGTGATTGACTGAATATGTCAGGATTGGATATTGGAAATATATCTACCTTTTCATCAAAATCAGAAAGTTTTATAGTTGTTTCATTATTTGCTACAGAATATGGATATTCTTGTGGCAAGTATTCTTGAAACACTTTTGACAATATTTTAAATTCTTTCTTTTGTGAATTGTGCAAACGTTTATGAATAGCAGACAATACTTTTGTAGATCTTTCTAATAATGCAAGTGTTGTACCTACCGGAGCGTTTGGATTGCCTTGACCTGTATTTATTTCAGCAATAGATGCAAACTTTTGTCCTGAATTAACCAACATATTTAATAACTGAAGCAAGGTTCCACTAGGCTCTTTAAATGGTAGTGGCTGTATTGAATCTCTTAACGATCCACCTGGAGCATCTACATCTCTAAATTCTCCTGGTTGTATTGGAGTGTCTTCGTCTCTAATTCTAATGCCTCTGGTCTTAAAACCAGCAGGTAGATTAGCTAAAGTACCAGCATCAATTAATTGCCTCATGATAGATGTTGAAGCTTTTGATAAACCACCAATCATATGAGTTAATCCAAATCCATAAAACCCTAAACCTGGCAAAAACTTAAAGTGAACAAAATATTCTATTTTATTTTTAAGTGCGTCATCTTCTTTATAGTTTCTTCTAACAGAAAGAACGTCATTTGAATTAGTATCTATAGTAACGATATAAGGCAGTTTAACACCAGTCAACTGACCTTCTTCGTCCGTATCTTCAAAACCTTCTAACTCTAAATTGCAATGGACTTCGTACAAAAGAGACACTTCGCCATCATCATATGAAGGCTCCATGCCAGAAAGTTTATCTATTTCTTCTTTAACACCACTATACTCGTCAGCACTATCACCACTACTTATATCTATCTTTTTATAAAATCCTATGGATTGCAGTTTTCTAACTTCATTTTCAGCAATCTTAATAACGTTTGTAATTCTAGGACAAGTTTCTAAATCAGTTGTGTAGTAAGGAACTATTAGATCTTCAGGTGCAATAAACTTTGATACGGCCCTTCCCAAGCTTTCATCATAATAAACTTTTTTAAAAGATGATCCTGCTAAAGGCAGATAAAAAAGCATTTGGTCTAACTCTTCATCAAACTCTTCCATTACATGAGTAATTTGATAATTCATAAATTCTTTAACTCTTTGTGCTTGTTCTTCTACCAGAGAATCATAAGCACCTATGACTTGAGTTTTAACTGGACCGCCAGACGGCAACAGTTCTTTATAAGCTTGAGCCTGAAAAGTTGTTACGGCTTCACCTAACAAAGGATGAATAACTCCACTTGCGCCCTCAAAAGGTTCAGACCTTTCGGCATCAAAGCGCATCCCAAGGTATTCTAAACCGTCTTTATATGTTTTTTCCCAGTCTTCCCTAGAAGCTTTGTCTTTTTCTATTCCTGCAATTAATTCATTTGCAATATTTCTTAATTCTTGAGGATCTAAAACTTCAGCTAAATTGCTATCAAAATCTGTATCTACTTCCTCGGCAATTGATGCTCCAAGAATGGCGCTACCATCTTCTTGCATTTCAAAACCTTCAGCTCCTCTTTCTTTAATTGCTTCTATAACAATTTGCATGTCTTCTTGACCAAGCGGCACTTGATTTTGTTCATTTAATACCGTTGGGTTTATATCTTTTTCTATTGCCATAATCCTAGTAGTATATTCTCCTTACTGGTGCTTTTTCTTTGTCTGTATAATCATCGTCAAGAGAAACTAATCCACCCTCTCTAAAACGCATCAAAGCTTGTGTCATAGTATCACATAGGTCATCATTTTTACCAAAAGGAAATGCAGCACACTCTTCTATCATCTCTTCTGCAAATTTCTTTTCAGGCGCATACACCAACCCAGACTCAAATATAGGTGCAACTGAATGCATTCTGGTTGATTTGTCATGCCCTCTGGTTGGAGAATAATTAACTACCGGTATCCCCAATCTCCTGAGTTCATGCGTCAAAGGAGTTCCTGAAGCTTTAGCTTCAATTAGAACCATATCAGGTTCCCAGTATTGATATTCTTCGTATGCTACTCTTTTTAATTCTGGAAAATCCCAACGGTCTTTTTGTGCATCTAATAAAATTACGCAATCAGGAGAATCAGGCGTAGGTTTAAATACGCCCCACGTTGAAATAGCAGAATAGTCTGCGTTTTCTTTTTTACTAAACGCAGTATCATAACTTTGAATGATATAACTAACGGGCG